TGAGGCGGCGTTTATTGATGCCGACTCGGACTTCTGGGCTGCTTGTATGGCTTCACTATCTACGGGTGGTAAGGTTATTGTGGTGTCAACACCAAACGGACAAGACCCAATTTATTATGAGATTTATGACCAAGCGTTAAGAAATATGAATGATTTCAAAATTTCTGAAATGTATTGGCATCGTGACCCAAGATATACAAAAGATTTGTATATGGTTAAAACAAATGATTTAGTCCACTTTTTATTGAATAGAGAAGATTACCCAAAGGATATTGTGGTTGATTTATCAATTGAAAATCCATATGAAAGAGACCACTCAATAGTAACGTCATATATTGACCAAGGATATAAACCATGTTCGGCTTGGTTTGAGGGGATGGTTAAAAAATTGAAGTTTGATAGAAGAAAAGTAGCTCAGGAGTTGGAATGTAACTTCTTGGGTTCGGGTGATAACGTATTTGATTCTGAATTAATGCAGAACATCTCCAAAAACCAATTAAGAGAACCATTAGCCAAAATGATGGGTGGTTCTTTGTGGATTTTTAAAGAACCTGAGAACGGTCACAAGTATGTTATGGGTGTAGACGTATCCAGAGGTGATTCTGAGGACTTTAGTTGTATTCAGATAATCGACTTCGATACAAGGGAACAAGTCCTTGAATATGTCGGAAAAGTCCCGCCAGACATTACTGCAGAGATTGCCTACAAATGGGGAAGTATGTATAACGCATATTGTGTTGTGGATTTAACAGGAGGTATGGGTGTTGCAACGGCAAGAAAAATGCAAGAGTTGGGATATCAAGGTGGTATGTATGTTGATAATGTTGATACAAGTAACAAGTGGAAATACGACCCTAAGTTAAATGAAAAAATACCTGGTATTAATTTTAACAATAAGAGAGTGCAAATAATTGCATCATTAGAGGAAGCCGTAAGACATGATTTTAAAATTTATTCACATAGATTGTATAATGAAATGAATACTTTCATTTACGTTAACGGTAGACCTGACCACCAAAAAAATCATCACGATGACTGTATTATGGGAATTTCTATGGCAATTTATGTCGCAGAAAAATCTTTTCAATCTTTAACTAAAGTTGTTAATCATACAAAGGCAATGTTAAATTCATGGGCAACAACCGTAACAGAGAATAAAAATTCTTCTGAATTCTTTAATCCTATGGTACCTCAAATGGGAAGGGATAGTCGACAATATAATTCGGGTCCGACTAAAAAAGACTATGAGACATATGGATGGCTATTTGGTACCAGATAACTATTTATATTATTAAAGAAACGAGTTAAAATTATACCATGAGTGAACAAAATCTGACCGTTTGGCAACGTTTATCCAAAACGTTTGGTCCAAATTCTTTGCTGAATCAAGATTATCCTACTTTCAAATTTGATAAGAAGGAGTTGTTGCGTACTCCAAGTCGTGATGAATACGAGAAGGAAAAATTACAAGCACAACAAACATTTTATTTATCAGGTCAATGGGCAAAGGTTGAGAATAACATGTATTCTCAAGCGATGTATTATGAGCCAACAAGACTTTCAGCACAGTATGATTATGAATCAATGGAGTATACTCCTGAGATTTCAGCGGCATTAGACATATATTCAGAAGAATCTACAACAACAAATGAAGATGGTTTTATTTTACAAATTTATTCAGAGTCAAAACGTATCAAATCTGTATTGGCGGATTTATTCAATAATTCGTTGGATATAAACACTAACTTACCAATGTGGACAAGAAATACTTGTAAATACGGTGATAACTTTGTGTATTTAAAACTTGACCCTGAAAAAGGTATTGTTGGAGTACAACAGTTACCGACAATTGAAATTGAAAGACATGAAGCAGGTGCGGGCGCTAAAATTACAGTTAACGTTGAAAAACCTGAAAAACCAAAAGCCTTAGAATTTACTTGGAAGAATAAGAACATGACATTCCAATCATGGGAGATTGCTCACTTTAGATTATTAGGTGATGACAGGAAGCTCCCTTATGGTACTTCGATGTTAGAAAAGGCAAGAAGAATTTGGAAACAACTTTTACTTTCTGAAGATGCGATGTTGATTTATCGTACGTCAAGAGCACCTGAAAGAAGAATGTTTAAAGTGTTTGTTGGAAACATGAATGATGACGATGTTGAAGCATATGTACAACGTGTTGCCAATAAATTCAAGAGAGAACAAATTGTTGATAGTAAGACAGGTAATGTAGATATGAGATTCAACCAAATGGCAGTTGACCAAGATTATTTCATACCTGTAAGAGACCCAGCAGCTCCTGACCCAATTACAACTTTACCTGGTGCCACAAACTTATCTGAGATTGCCGATATTGAATATATTCAAAAGAAATTATTAACGGCTCTTCGTGTACCTAAGGCTTTCTTAGGATTTGAAGAGGTAGTTGGTGATGGTAAAAATTTATCATTACAAGATATTAGATTTGCTCGCACGATTAATAGAATCCAAAAGAGCATGATTCAAGAATTGAATAAGATTGCAATTGTTCACTTATTCTTATTGGGTTTTGAAGACGAACTATCGAATTTTACATTAGGTTTAACTAACCCATCTACTCAAGCTGATTTGTTGAAGATTGATGTATGGAAAGAAAAAGTTCTTCTTTATAAAGATTTAGTTGCTGACCCAGGAAATGGTATTCAAGCAACTTCATCTACATGGGCGAAAAAACATATTTTTGGATGGTCTGATGAAGAAATTAGATTGGATTTACAACAACAAAGAATTGAAAGAGCTGTGGGTGAAGAACTTAAAGCAACTCCAACAGTCATTACAAAAACAGGAATATTTGATAACATAGACAAACTATATGGTTCTACCACAGGAGGAACTGCCAGTGCGTCAACGGCTACTCCACCACCAGCACCAGGAGGTGATTTAGGAGGAGGTGACTTAGGTGCAATGGCACCACCAGCAGACGCAGGTGCTCCACCAGCGGATGCAGGGGCTCCACCAGAAGCGGCAGTAACACCTGAATCAAGAATGAATAATTTAAACATTTTAGTTGAAAATAATCTTATTGAGGGGACACTATTTTTGGATTTAGGGCAAGGACAAGAATCTTTAGGAGAAATTTCAAAAGAATTAGATAACTTATTAAATTCGTAGTATTTATACTAAAACCACTAACAATGACATTCGGGCAAGTAAAATCCATAATCGAGAACAGCTTAATTGAATCCTATAAGAACGAAAGGGAATTCAAACAATCATTAAGAGAATTCAAACATAATGTTTTGAGTAATAAAACTATGTCTAAAGTTTATTCTTTATATGACCAATTAAGTACTCCTCAAGGATTGTCGGAATCTGATGCCAAAGATTATTTAGAAGAAGGTGTTAATCTTATTCAAAGATTATTAGGTGGAATTAAACTTCCTAAAACAATTTCAGAATCAGTTAATGAATATTCTGACATTGATACTTTAGTTTATTTAAATAAAGTTAGCTTATCTGAAAGAGTTTCTGCGAAGAAAAACATTGTGAAAGTTTTAACTTCTGAAAAGAAAACAGTTAAAGAATCTATTAATATTCCAATTAAATCAATGGTTAATATTGCCAATCAAACATTAAGAAACTATATTGAGAATTTAGGTGAGAATGAGAAAAAAGAATTTTTCCAAATTATTTCTGAAGACACGAAAACTTTGGAAACAAAATTTGAAACAATTAGAGAAAGTACTATCAATAAATTAAATACTATTTTAGAAAACGAACAGGAGTTTGAAGTAAAAACAAAAATATCTGAAACAATAGATAGAATTAAAAACGAAAAGTTTGACCAACTTAATTTCTTAAAGTTGAAGAACTTAGAAAACTCAATTTAATTTTTTTCTTTGAATATATTTCGCTTTTAAAATTTCGGTTCTCTTTTGAACCGATTTTTTTTTGAACTCTTTTCTATCAAACAAAATTTGATTTTGTTTGGTCTTAATGACTTTAGATTTTAATGTCTTGAGAGATTTCTCAATGTTCTCTCCATTTTTAATTTCAACTATTAACATACTATAAAATATCTACTTTTTTCCAAAAATTTTGACTATCGGATTTATATCTCTTATTTTTATAATAAATAAACCGAATAATATGAAAATTAATGAAAAAAGGCAAAAGTGTAAAGTTGAATCTTTATAATCCTATCAAATCAAGTTACGGGACCGTAGATTCAAAAAACTTAAAATCTGTCTACATAAACATACAATCATGGGTAACACCAAAATTTGAACACGACAATTGGAATAGAGTTGTTTGTAATTTAAGTAGAGAAATAAAGCACTCCGTCTATAATTCAATAACAACAGAAATTTTTCAAGAAAAAAGTATAGTAGATTTAGATTTACGTACAAGTGGAATATCCCACGGAAAAAAATCATTTTTTAACTTAGAAGTTAATCTTTACACAAACATAGAATTAGATTTTAAATCTTATGAAATTAAAGAATCAATTAAAAAAATTGTAAAAACCATTTTTAAGAATAACATTAATGAAAACAAATATTTTGATTTTTCAACCTCAAAAAAAGAAAC